GACAGCGGGAGCAGGCCTGCCGGGTGCGTGATGAAGCCGAGCTGGATCAGCTCGCTGAGCCGGGACGACTACAGCCTCGGACTGAAGCTGCTTGACGACCTCTACGGCGTCCGGACGATCCAGTTCGAGCTGCGCCCGAAGCTCACGACAGTCGAGGCCCAGCACGTGAACCCACAGGCCATCCTGCGCGGCTGCACGGCGCACCCGGACTTCGCAGAGGCGACAGTTGTCTCCGTCGACGCCAAGCCAGGTGATCTCGTCGCAGCAGTCTACAGGATGCGCGGAGTAGATGCCTTTGGCCTACTCACCGCCCGCCGCCTCGTCGTTGCTGCCGGCATCTGGACCGGCGAGCTCTGCCCGTGGGTCCAGACCAAGGCGCAGTACGGCTGGTCCTTCCGAGGACCCCCGGTCCGCGAGCCCGTCATCAGCCTCTGGGCACCCTACCGCCAGGTCGTGGCCTTCAACATGGACGACGGGCGCAGCTGGTCCGGCGACGGCTCGTCGCTGAAGCTCGAGAGCGCAACGCACGAGCGGCAGCAGAAGGCCCTCCACCGCTGCGTGGTCGCCATGCAGCACGACCCGCTGGCGCGTGGCACCTACGAGGTCGCACGCGGCGCGCGACCCTACGCGGAGACCGGGGGGAGGCCCTGCCTGATCTCGCGCCGGGGCAGCGTGTGGGCCGTCACGGGCGGCGCGAAGAACGGAACGATCGCTGCGGCGTGGGCCGCGCTTGAGCTGGAGAGGGAGATGCGACTGTGACGCATTATATTGTTGTAACGGATGGGCATGTGGCTCAGTTCGAGATATACGAGGAAGCGCTTCTGTTCAAGCGATCGTTTGGCGGAGTACTACTGAACATGAATGGACTACGATGAACAGTGACAAGATGGACATCATCGAGTTCGGCGAGGCGCTGCTCCGGACGCGCGACCTGGACCCCGTCTACTGCGCCGTGCACGACGCGAAGCTGCCGCGCGACCAGCTGTACCGCTGGCTCCTCGCGTACTGGTGCTTCTACCACGTCGGCGTGGCGAGCTTCATGAGCGAGCAGAAGGGCGGCTCCTACTGGGACTTCATGGCGGAGGCTGCAGAGAACAAGCCGCCGGGGCCGCACATCTACAAGCTGCCCTCTGACCGCTGGCCTCGTGCGGCGGAGCGCCGCCACTTTCGGGGCGCGAAGTGCGTCGAGGCGGTCAAGCAGCTGCGTGACACCTATGGTAAACCTGAGCTCGCGGTGCGCGACCTGATCCTGCCGAGCGAGAAGGCCATCCTGCGGAAGATCAAGGACTGGTACCTCTTCGGACCGTGGATCGGCTTCAAGGCGGCCGACATGCTGGAGCGCTGCGCCGGGGCAAAGGTCAGCTTCGACGAAGGTCTTGGGTTGATCTACAGCGAGCCGCGCAAGACGCTGGACCTGTTGGCGGAGAGAAATGGGGGAACAGCAGAGGACCAATGGAAGCTACTGCTCAAGCACTTCTCCAAGATACAGGCTCCTCCTGCGCTCGACCGGGGGTGTGGTCCTTCTGAGTGCGAGACGGTAGCGTGTAAGTACGGTTCATATTTGAACGGGCACTACTGGGTCGGAAAAGACATACATGAACAGCGCCCCGCGCTAAAGGGTTGGGGTAAGACAGCCGAGAAAATACTGAAGTCTTATCCTGAGGAGGTGGAGCGTTGATCTCGGGTATCTACATCATGATATTCCCGAATGGTCGGTACTACATCGGATCGTCGAAGGACTGCACGAAGCGTTGGTATCACCACAGGCACCTGCTTGAACGCGACTGTCACTACAACTCTCTTTTACAGCGAACTTGGCGCAAGCACGGTGAAGCGCAGTTTCTTATGCTGGAGCAAGTTGAACATAGTGAGTTGTTAAGTCGTGAACAGGTATACCTCGACGCAGCCCCGGAGGGTACACTTTTGAACCTCTCGAAGATTGCTGGGTATCCGGAGGGGACGGCGGAAGTGCTTAAGGGTCGTTCCGAAAGAGCTAAGATGCAGCATGCTGTTGGTAATCTCGGTGCCCATATCTTGACTGAGAAAGGTAAGAAGCGGCGCGGTGCTGCTGTCTCGCGAGCCCTCAAGGGGCGCAAACAGAAACCCGAAGCCGTCGCCAAGATGCGAAAGGCGTGCAAGGAGCGGTGGACGCCGGAGCTGCGCGAGGAACAACGACAACGGGCGAACGCTCAATATGAGGCGCGTCGCCGCAGAATATTCGGAACAGAAGAAAGGGCAAATTAATGCATACGATCGTCAACATCCGGGGCACGAGCGGCTCGGGCAAGTCCACCGTGGCGCGCAGGATCATGCTTTTCCTCGAGGAGAAGCATGACAATGTGCAGGAGCGCGGCACGATCGGTGGCAAGGAGCGCATCCTGGGTCACCAGGTCGGGCCGGTGTTCTTCGTCGGCAAGTACGCGACGGACTGCGGCGGCACCGACAGCATGAGCTGGAAGGGTGCGGCAGACGACATCTGCGACCTCGTGCACCACAAGGCGATGCACGGGCCGGTCGTGTTCGAGGGCCTGATGGCCTCGAGCTGGGGCACCGGGCGGCTCCTCGAGCTCTGGGAGCGGTGCGAGAAGAAGCTGCACGTCATCATGCTGACGACGCCGCTGGAGGTCTGCCTCGAGAGCGTAAACAAGCGTCGCCGCGAGAAGGCTCTCAGCCTCGGCAAGCCAGATCCCGGTCCCGTCAACCCGGAGAACACGACCAGCAAGTACCACGGCTCGCTCAAGGGCGCGCAGAACCTGCAGGCGCGCGGCATGACCACGATCGAGTATCTCGACCGCGAGGCCGCGCTTGCTCGTGCACTGGAGCTGCTGAAGTGAGGCCGACCACCCAGCGCTATCTGACGGAGGAACAGGCGAGCAAGATCGACTGCCCGCTGTTCCGGTATGTTGTCAACGAGACTGACGTCGTGCAGGACGGGCGCGCGCCGATCTATGTGCACGAGAGCTGCCGAGGCTCGCGCTGCATCATGTGGCGCTGGGGCTATACCGGCAACGACCGCTACAGCGGGGCGGGCTACTGCGGCATGGCGGGAGACTGACAGAATGACCAAGGGCTGGACTTTTGGGGCCGAACTCGAGCTCAGCGACTGGCCGCGTCACGAGCCGCTGCCCGTCAGGGGCATGGGCATCGACGTGCGCGACGTCACGATGGTCAACAGCGACGGCGTCGCGGTGGACCCGACCGGCAAGCTGTACGCCCTCGGCGGGGAGATACAGACCGCGCCGACGTCGACGCCAGAGGGGCAGGCTGCCCAGCTCATGGACATCATGCGGAAGTGGCCACAGACGAAGGTCAACTACCGCTCCAACCTGCACGTCCACGTGCGCGTGCCGGGGCTGCGTGAGAACCTGCCGCTGCTCAAGAAGCTGCAGTCCTACGCGCACAGGTGGCTGCCCGAGATACTGCCGCTCATCGAGCCGATACCCGAGCCAGTCTCTCCATCATCGTGGCCAGACAAGGCAGAGTACGCGGGCGCGCGCAAGCGCTGGGCGCGGCGGAGGGTTAGTCACCAGAAGCTGCTGAGCGCCGAGCGCCTCAAGCTGCAGCTCACGGCCCGCTCACCCGAGGAGTTCCGTGACCTGGAGTACATGGACCACCGGACCGGCAGGCTGCACCCGGCCATACACCCCCGGCTCTGCTTCAATCTCCGCCAGCTCTGGGAGACGGACACGATTGAGTTCCGGCACTTCCCAGGCACGATCAACCCGGAGGAGCTGCGCGCGGCAGTGACCTGGTGCAGCGAGTTCCTCGTGATGGCGATGAGCGACACCAATCCGATGGACTATGCAGCCTACGTCGGGGACGCAAGAGTGCTGCCGCGCTTCGAGGACTACGACCACTGGCTGGAGACCGGGTACCAGATGACGAGCCGCGCGACCCAGCGAGCGGCCGACATTCCGGGCAACATAGAGCGATGGCTCAGGGAGAACAAGCGATGACGACGCACCACGTGAAGTCCTGGTCGCACTTCTTCGACGCGATCAAGCGCGGCGACAAGCGACACGACCTGCGGCTCAACGACCGCGACTACCAGGTCGGTGACCTGCTGGTCCTGGAGCGCTACGATCCGTTCGCGGGCTGCTACACTGGTGAGGAGTACCTCGTGGAGATCAGCTTCATCACCTCCAGTCAGTATCCCTGCGCCTTCAGCAGCTCGGTGCTGCCGAAGGACTACGTAATCCTCAGCCTCAAGGAGAAGGTCACTTGAGGAAGGAACATGCCACTTGTGTATATGGTATCCGTAACAAGGTTACGGACAAGTGGTATGTTGGTTCAACTACCCGTCGATACTACCGCTGGCAGGACCACCTGCGAATGCTCAAGCAGAACAGGCACCATGCGCCAAAACTGCAGATGTCGTTCAACAAGCATGGAGAGCATGCGTTCGAGTTTATTGTCCTCCGGTCATGCAAAGGAACCAAGAACCTATCGAAGTGGGAACAATATTGGCTCAACAAGAAGAATTCTTATTGGAACGGTTACAATACTCTGGAAGAAGTTCGCTGGACGGACCCCGTCGTACAAGCTGCACGGGTAGCAAAGAAGTGGTCAAACCCAGAACAAAGAACCAAACAAGCAGAGATGTCCAGGAAGATGTGGTTGAAACCAGGGTTCAAGGAACACCATGCGAGGCAAA